CGCTACCAACTGCTAGCAACAAACCTGATTGCGCCCATGCCAAGCAACGACGGTGACTAGAAGCGTTAGTTCTAACCAATTCGGTGCGGACAAACTCAAAACCCATAAAGCTATTAAGCTCACCCTGAACCAAAGCACGGACTGTATTAAAGTCTGCGCTAGTAACTTCAGTAGTTCTTAACAGGTCGTTGATTTGCTTAGCTGTTACAGCAACATAGCGACGCTCTGTCGGATCTACTTCGTTAGCATCCAGGATTTGCTTAGCTCTGCGTAGTTTACCAATGGTTAAACCAGAGTTTGCAGCAGATCCAGTCTCAACATAATCAACTGCGACCTGTTGTGAGCTTGGGAATGATACAGACGATGAACCGGTTTTACCAGTGGAAACGGATGCAAAAGCAGCATCTAGAATGACTTCGTCCATCTTACGGCCTAATGCATAAGCAGCATTCTGGCTATAAGGTGAGGTTGGGTCAATCAACATGCGGATACGATCTGTACGATCAATGAGATCTGCCCAGTCGAAATCGCGCAAAGAGCAGCGACGACGATCGTGCGGAACGTTGATCAACGGAGTATCTTGGTGACGGCCAGTTACTTCTTGGGCCAATGTAGCACCAATACGGTCATAGAAGTCGAATTCAGCATTCTGAGATTCAGCTCGAACCAGCGGGCGCAAGCGTGAACCTTTTTGCTGAACAAGGTGTTCTACGTTCGCACGGTACTGTTGTACAAATGCTGTAGTGATTTGAATGGACATATGTCCTCCTTATATCAGTTAAAGTTAAATACAATGCTCGCAGAGGTTGCCCAAACGGACCCCCACATACCCTTCTGGCTAGGCGATGCCACCGGACCCTTTCGGGTTACCCGTTACTAGCATAATACAGTAAAACTGTACACTAGTTAAACTTTTTTTAAGATCCGACTTCTTCCGGATAGGCAAAGCCGTAAAGTTCGTGCATCTTCTTAACGGCTTCAGCGTGTCCTTCTGTTGCTGGACTTAAGTAAGCAGCCATAAACTTATCATCACGCTGCATCCTTGCAATCTCTTGTCTTGCTGCATCAGGTGTTAATGTAAAGCCACCAGACTGTCCTGGTTGAGTTAGTGACTCTTGCATCTTCTCACCAATCTTAGAAAAGACTTTAATGAACATTGGATTGTCGCCAAGTCCAGTTTCATTTAGCCACTTCTTCATATCTTCACCACCAAAGGTATCAACGGCTCTTACAGCCAGGTCGATCTTTTGGTCATAGGCTTTGCCAAATTCTTTTTTAACATCAGTGATCCATTGTTCACGTTGCTGCTGACCGGTAGTCATCATGTTAGTGTGTTGCTCACCGGCAAACTGCATGTAGTTTTTAAATACAGTTTCAGCTTGCTTTTGTGATAATCCAGCCTCATGAAACACCTTCTTAAAGTGATCAATAGCTTCTGGTTGAAACGGCATATCATCAGGGATGATACCCTTAGGATCTAAATTGTACTTACCATCTTGAGGTCTACCTAGCTTCTCGTAAAAAGAATCCCATTCAGTAGGATCTGCACCTTCTCCTGGGATAACTAGTTTATCCTTACCAACCATGCGTTGGGCATGGACATAAGATTTTGCAAGACCGTTTAAGTCTTTAATATCAGCTAGAGTAGGATCAGACCTTAAGCCCTCATCGAGAGCTGAACGCCAATCGATAGAACCACTCGAGCTGCCCGCTGCGACGGTTGGTGCAGTGGATGCGCCACCATCATTTACTACGGACCCTGTGTCTACTTCACTCATTTTGCATTGCCTCCATTTGTTTCATGATTTGTCTTGGGTCTCTTTCCAAAAACCGCAAGATGCTAAGTACAAGACGGCGTTGACCTTCACGGTGTGCTGTCTCATAGGGATCACCTGCTACGTAACTTGTATCAGCAAGAAAGCTAATCTTGCATAGATGGTCTAATACTCGTTCGCCATCAGGTGTGGAAAAAATAACCTTATAAGAGTCGTGCAGTTTCATTAAGTCTTGTGATTTCACTGCATTGGTCCCATCGGTTGTTGTTGATCAATTCCTTGGCTTGGTGGCTGTTCACCTAAACCAGGGGCTACGGCGGCTGCATTAGCTGCGTCCTTAGCAGTAGCTGCAAGTTCACGGCCTGTTGCCACATCTTGCATTTGTTGTTGCTGTTGGGCGCGGCCCTCACGAATCTTAGCAACTTCTTCAGTAGACAGTAAGGTTTCTTGTGGGGCATCTAACAGTCGGTGTGCCCAGCGAACCGTACCATCAGCATTGAGGTTATCAAAGATCTCAGGTTTAACATTTGCTAGTGGCACTAAGGTCTCTAACAACCGTGTGAAGCTAAATAGTTGTTGTGTCTTTTGGGCGCGAGCAACTGGTGATACGTAGTCAATACGTAGATTACGTCCTTGCGCCATGGGAGGTGCAGGTGGTAACATACGACGACGATTCATAATATTAAACACGCGATCAATCAAGGGTCCTAGGAACTCGGTTTGTAAGCGACCAACCATTGGTCCCATCAACCGCATACGTTCTTCTTGCCGCTGCAATACTTCGGTGGCTGTCATGCTAGGACCTTCACGCATCTGCATCCAGTCTACGTGGTAGGTCTTTAGGATATGTTGACGCCGTGATTCAATAAAGTCTAGACCGATGTCAGGGCGTAGGCCCTCAACAAGAGGTCTTACTTGGTCAGTTGTACCTGAACGATAGTAGTTAAGACCACCTGGGATAGTGCGCAATGGCAGCATAAAGCCATCATCAGGAACCATGAGTGGTGGATCAGTAGCTTTTTGCGCCGCCTTGATCACGGTCTTACTCATCTCATTAACCATCTTAATGTCTGGCAACGCAGTCATGGATGGTGAACGACCATATACCTCACCTGCGGTCTTTGTCCAACGTGGCACCATGTATGGAAACTCTTTAAAGCCACCAACATCAAGAAGAATCTTTTCTTCTTCTAAGACATAGGCACTCATCCAAGGCATGTCCTTAGCAAGGGCAGAGTCAGGATTAAAACTATCGCGTGGTTCTACTGCATGAATGCAAGTAAATTCCTTGTGTGGATCTTTATATGCATTTTCAATAAACTTCTCAGGCAGCTTATCACGATACAACTGAACTAATTGTCTCGCTGTATGTTTATACTTGCGATACACGGTATCAATGACACCCTCAGGTGATTCAGAGATATAGCATTCAGCAAGGTGATACGTTCTAAAGTTAATTGGTTTACCAGGGCGATCTTCAACATACATCACCGCAGTACCATAAGCACCTAAGTCAATGTATAGTTCATGCACCATGGAACCAAAGTTAGACGATGGTGAGTGAAACACTTCACGGAACATAAGTTCACTTACGTTCTGTAACCAAAGATTTGTAGGATCATCTACATCGTCAATGCGTTTTTCAACTTGCAATCCAAACCATTGTTCAGAAGGTGCAGTTAAATAACCATGAAGACCAGCAGCTAATTGTTCATTAGCCAAAGGAGCGGTTGAATCATACACGCGATCATACCGAGTACGGTCACCTTGTGCGCGTACAGCATTAAAATCACCGCGCCTTGGGTTTACATAATCAGTACAGTCTTGCCACAAGGTTTCCCATGGTGACCTAATCGTGGTTAGTTTACCTAACCGATCAGTGATGACTGATACCAGATCCTTTGGATTATCCACATTAACCGCCTAGTAAAGATGAAGAACCTAATGTTTTCTTCTTTGTTGTTTCATCCATGGTGCTAATGCCAGTAGGTCCGGTCAAGATAGTGCTAGACCTTCCTGCGGCACTGCGCTCTAATTTACGTTGCTTTGCTTGAGTTTCCTGGACCATAGCATTATCCGCCGCTGGAGGCGGAGGTGCTGGAGGTACAGGAGGGGGACTACCGCCGCCGCCACCGCACATAATCATCTCCTCTTTTTAAATAAACTACCGACGTTAGTATATCCTAACAAGTTGTACAACATGGCAGTTCTTTCAGGAGCTACCATCGTCGACGACGCAGGACATACTTCCTTTACACCTTTTGCAAAAGCCCAGTCCTCAAATGCTGTAATCAACTTCACGGCAGCAAGGCCACCGCGTTTAGTAGGATCAACAAAGAGAAGCAAATCTTGTGCAATTAGGTCCTTACCGAAATAGTACTCCGTAATGTATCCGGCGTACATACCTATGATTCTACCATCAACTTCAGCAACTGCTGACCAGCAAGTTTCGGGGTTAGCAATATAGTGATGGCCTAGGTCAATTAACTTTTGCGCATCAAAGTCAAGATCACGGTAAACCGATTCCTCATGCATGATCTTTCCTAGCTCAACCATGGTGGGCAGATCGTCTAAGGTAAACGGTCTGATCATAAGATCTGATACTCCATGTCAGCCATCCGAGGTAACTTCTTCGCGTTCATATTTAACTGGTCGCGTAGTCCGACAGCTAGGTAACGCATCGCATCGGCAGGGTGACTGGTCCAATCGTGCAACGGACGATCTCGGAAAACTTTGTTCTTCTCGTCAAAGTCCTTACGGTACTGGCGCAAGGCTTCAATTAGGTGGCTGCACTTCTTCTCATCAAAGAAGCACTTAGGCAAGGTTGTCCGAACCGCTTCAATACCATCATCAATCCGAAGGTTAGCAGCAACACGAAACCTAATCCCTAGTTCACGGGCAACTTCTAACCTACTCTTACCTGTGCCCATCTCCCTGACTTGAATGTCATGCGGTGCAATATGCTCGCCGTAGATGTACTCTTTTTCCTTTAAGATCTTAACGTAGTGGGCTAAACCTTCACCACTACTCTCGTAGTAATCAATGATCCTGATCTCACCACCGTGGCGCTGGAAGAAGATAATTGAGGTTGAATCACCCATGCCAAGGTCCCAAGATGTATGGACCTCAAGGCGTGACTCATATGGAACCCCGGTAATCTTACCATCAGCAAGTAACCTAGCCATCGCGTTACCATAGTAAGAACCTACTAGTGGTGCATCAAAGCTACAATAAAACTCTTGCTGGATCATCTCATCAGGCATGCCTGACTCACGTTCCTCGTCTACCGCCTCTTGGCTAATGGCCCTGGTATCATCAACACTCAGTGTTTGCTGAAACCACTTCTCGTTTCGTCTTGCCATGTTGAGTAAATCGTATCCATGGTTTCGACCTCGAGCTGTTGCTGTTTGGCATCGGCGCGCAGGTAAAGACTTGCTGTCAATTAATTGGTGTGCAGTGTCAGCCTTGACAAGGCCTGGGTTATACTGGCACTTGTTTCCAACTTATAACCAGG